ATATCATTTTTAGATTTCTCTTCAAACATCTCATTCAAATCGTAGTCATTTGTGATAATATTTCCTAAAACGGATGCCGAACCTACTAACTTTTGTCTTTTAGATATTCTCATTACATCAAATGTATTTAATAGTGCATTATTAAATCCGTTAATTAATCTGGTGGTCATTATATATACTAATTATAAAAATCTCTTAAATGGAATGGGTTGTTGTTTGAGTATTCGTTTAGATAATACCCTAAATCGTCCAGCACCTTCTAATGGGTCTGCTGGTGGTAAATCTATGGGTTGATCAGGTGGTGGTATAACATCTGGTTGTTGTTCAATATTAGGTAATTGTTGTATTAAAGATACATTACCTTCTATTCCAGTAAGGTTGATTGATTTAATAAATGATACTAATGTAGTATTTAATAATGTATGTAATGATTTTAACAACGATACAAATGTGTGTTGACTAAAAAATACATCAATTGCTACATCATAATAATCTGGGTCTTGATCATTACCAATATATAGAATAATCAACTCCAGTTTATTAGTTAAGTCAGCATGATAAGATAATAATGTAAATACATCATCTTCATTAAATATATTTGGAGATAGTTTATTTAATTTTGCAATTAATACTTTAATACTGGATATAAGTTTAGTTGCATCCCGTGCAGATACAATATTATATGTAGCATACATTTGGGTATTTTCATATATTTGTGTATAAAAAAAATCTATAATAGTTTGTAGTTGAGATAATTGATTAATTAACATTGACATTGATTCAGCACCCTTTAGTCCAATTGTTATATCATCTGGAGTAGGTCTTGTAGTTTTCAATGTAGCACCTTGTAATTCATGTAAATACACTTTTTTACCACTCTTAAAAATAGAGTTTGGATCTTCATACAATATTTTGGTTCTTAAACGACTATCCATTATATATTATACTTTTATAAAAATTATATGTTTTGCTTACTTTTCTTAAAAGTGATATATTAATATTCCAATCCATGTTCTTTAATATACTTTGATGCCTCTGGTAGAGATACTCCATGTTCTTTCATAATTTTTCTAACTAAAGATGCACGAGCACTTCTACGGTCAATTCCACCACCACTAACTCTACCAACCTTATGTCCAGCAGCCAATAATAATGGAGCAGTTTCTTCAATAACTGGTAATGCTTCAGCCGCATATTTTGCGAGTTGTTTTTCAATATATGCTTGACCTTGTTTAGTTGCAATATTTTTAACAATATTTTTTCCTACATCTGTAGCCAACGGAACAACGACTTTACCAACCGATTTTCCAATTTTCTTTAACGATTTTCCAATAGATTTCAATGATCCACCTCGTTTATCAAGTCCATTAACCATATCTCCATGTAGTCTTGCACCAAATCCTCCAGAGACTTTACCACCAATCATACGGGGTTTAATTCGGTCATATACCTCTGTACCAGTAAATAAATTATCAGGTTGAAAATCCATTTCTGGTGTGGGATGTTCCTTATATCTAATACCACCAGTCATTTTGGTATGTTCTCCATAAGAATTAAATTTATCATCTTTACTTGCTTTCATTAATCTCTGTAAAATTTCTTCGTTAAACATTATATTATATGTAAATATAAAAAAATATATTATACTTTTTTATAAACCATTTGTAATACTTTATTTAAAGTATATCATAACACAAATAAATAGTTTCGTAAGTTTTAACCAATTCTACACATGATTTATTAATAATATTATCAATAGTATTTTTTAACAATTCAAATCTAACAGTTAAATCCGTAGTAATTTCAACACCATTTTCAACATAATTATCTGGATTAAGTCTAATAACATATAAAGGAATATTTAATGCATTATAAATTGTTTCAATACGAATATGTTCGTCAATTTTATTGTATGCATTATGTTGGTGTTCGTCCAACTCTATTACAATTTGAAAAGTATTAAAATCTATTCTAAAATCTGGTCTTAAAGTAATATTTTTTATGGTCTTATCCCAAATAATAGTATTTGTATAATTCTGTTTCAAAAACCTAAATAATTGAAATTCTTTATTTTTTAAATAATCTGTAGTTAAATCCTCAATTTGTAATAATGCTAATTCGCATTTTTTACTACAATACCCATTATGTTTGTTATTTATACCATCACATTCCGTATTTAAGCATTTGATATTTTTAGATTTTAAATTAACCATTCCATCTAATTTATGCTTACTACAATACTCCCGTAAATTATCTTCAATATAACCAAATGATGCCTGAATCCCACATATGATACAGATTTCATGTTTAGTATTCAACATTCCCTCTAATTTATGTAGTCCACAATATTCAGCAATCAAACCATTGTAATTATAACTACAAGTTGTCTTACACTTTTCAATAATACACATAAAGTATTAGATTTATTTTGTTTATATTAGTTTCGTATAATATTCCATATGGGATATATAATTTTACATAAGATATTTACCAAGTTTTCCTTTACGAGCACCTCCTCCAACAACTCCACCACCAGAAACCACCGATGGGGCAGACATAATACGAGGAATTGCTTTATCTCTAAATTGCTTCAATACTCTCCCAACACCAATATTAGACAATTTACCTCCAACCAATCTCTTGTATTCTTCAGTATCAATAACAGGTTTCTGGGACTTGGCGTTAAGAACATCCGTCTTTGATAAAATACCTTGGTATGTTTGAGATACACCAGCTTCAGTAATGAACAACCCAGAATTAGCAGTAACCACCACAATTTCTGGTTGAATTGAGTAAGGATATTGATTAAACCCATTAATCGTAATCATAAAGTTGAACTGTCCAAGAGATGAAGCAGAAAGAGTATCATCCAATCCAAAATCAAGAGAAGGATTTAATACAATAAGGCTTCCAATAGAAGGTACTAATGCTCCAGCACCTGTAACGGCGTTTCCAAAATACCCTCCTGCAAACTCTTGCCAAGTTTGACATGACCCATTTTTAGATGACAAGTTATACAATTGTTGAGCATTTGCAGACGCAAGAATACCAGATTTATTATTAAACGAAATACTAATACCAGATTGTGTAAGAAATCCAGAAGTATTATACCAACTTTGAGTCGACATCTGTTGCCTAACACAAATAATAAACAAATCAGGCACAGAATTTAATTGAATATTTTGAGAAGTCAATGAATAAGTTGCATTAGTTAGAATAGTAGCAAGATTAGATGAGGGAGTAATATATCTTGGATAATCCATATACCCAACAACACATTTAGATGATAATTGAGATGCTTGAGAAGGTTGGAGAGATAAAAATTCCATGAGCATGTAAGTTGATTCAAACCCATTAGATGATGTAGAAAGTGCACCAGAACCAGCGGGAGCACCAGCAGTCCCAAGAGCAATACTGGTAATATATCCTGCTTGAGCAACTCCAACAACGGAACTGTTAGCAGTAGACCATAATCTCCTACATTGAGTATCCACATTACAGGTCATAGTAATAGTATTTACACCAAGAAGTCCAGAAGAATTATCAGCATTCATATCCACAAATGGAGACAATGCCAACAGTGGTTCAGCAACCGTAACAAAAACATACACTTTCCAAGTTTCATTAGCAACACCAGTGGAAACCAATGAATTATCTTGATACACTCCACCAACATAACGAGTAGGAAATAAACCTCTTAATTGAAATGCACCTCTTGGGGAAAAATCACTATCGTAGGACATATCATAAACCGATCCCAACACATTGTTATTAGTTCCAACCATACCAGCATATAGTCCAGTTGAATTATCGGGCAACGATGGCGTAGTAGAATTATACCTGGTCAATTGTCTTTTATCATACATTTGGGTGACCTGTGGAAGAATATCCTGAAGATTTGTAGTAACAGATGTATTGTTAATCATAACAGAATAATTAGTAAAAAGAGATTGAAGGGGGAAACACTGTAAAGCATCAGTAGACCCATAATTTAAGGCAAGTTGTCCATTTGGAACAGCCCCAGTAATATTGATAGTAAAATTAATATCGGTTTGTAGGAGTGGATGTCTTGAAACAACAACGGATTCACTTGGAACTTGAATATTCCAAATAAGTGAATTATTAGAAGCAGATGTAGCAAGGAACTTCTGTAAAGTCTTCTCGGCAGCACCACTATACACCCCGAAGGTTTCCTCTGATGTTAAATCTGCAATAGCACTTTCCATAATCAACACGGATTTAAATGAACTTGACATTATATATATTACTAAAAGAAAATAATTTTATACTTTAAAACTTAATATATATTTTTAAATTTTAATCATTAAGATTCTCAATACCAGATACAATTGCTTTTCGTTCAAACATAAGTTTCACCGAGGCTGCACAACCCACGGCAAGTCTAAATGGATACAATGCACCAGACTTGTCTTTCCAAAAGATGTTAATATCAATTGTATAAAGTGGAGTAGTTCCCATCAAGTCAATATACCTATTTTCACCTTGTGGATAAAAAATACAACTATTCTTAAACAGATTATTATCAATTTGGAAATCTGTAATGACTTGTGAAATATCACTATTATTTCCATTATTATTTGTAGATACTCCATTAACAAATATACATGGATTACACACATTTGTAGAATTGATAGGTAAAGTATTACTGGTAAATACGATACTGCTAATTGGACTCCAAACATTAACAGCCGTTTGTTCTTGGAAAACTTGATACGCATTATATGTAGGTAAATAAAATGGAAAAGGGGTGACCTGGGCATTACCAAAATTATCTGTATCAATTTTGAAATTTTTTCCTAAACCCAGAGAAAGTGGTTGAATATACACGGGAAGACTATTAAATAATTGATACAATGGTAGATTCATAAAAATATCAATATGATTAGGAATGGTTTGATTATACCCTAAAATATCTGCATTTAAAACGGCAGTATTGGCTTCAACATTCCATGTAAAAACAGGAGCATTTGCAGTAGGTAATACTAAACCAGCACCGATTACTTGAGCATTTAATGCCGTAAAACAAGTAGCAAATGTATTATTAACTAATTGTATAAAATAAGAATAATTA